CTATTTGCAATTCCTTCTTTAAATTTTTCTAATGTAGATTTTTCTTTTTTCTTATTTAAACCTAAATATTTTTTTGTATTTTGTTGTTGAGTAAAATTAGGTGTTACTCCTACTGATACTGTTTTTTGAGAACCACCAGTACCAGATCCTCCGTGAGTAATTCTTCTTTTTGTATTTTGTTCATTGCCAGTCCCTAAAGTTTTTGTTGCTAACTGACTTGCAGTTTTATTATACTCTGGATGTCCAGGAGGTGGTTTAGAAGATTTTTTAGTATTATATTTAGCGGCATCAGCCCCTCCGCCACCTTGAGCTTTAAATACATGGCCTCCTTTTTTATATTCTTTCTCCCATGATTTAGCAATTGAAGGTTTATTAATGTGCATCCATCTTCTTTGTTTTTCTGATTTAAATGGCATTATTTTTCCTTTTTAGTTCTTCTATCTTCAGCTGTTCTTTTCATTCTTTCCATCTGAAGTTTTGCTTCCGCAATATCTCTAGTTTGTTTTAATTTTGTATCTGCAATTCTAATTCTTTCAGCTGCTTGGTCTTCATTATTTTCTAATTTCATTTTCTCAATTTCTAATTTTTCACCAATCTCATCTTCTCTAATATCATTAGAGACCATATCTTGTTCAGATTTTCTTTGAAGATCCATAGCTTTAATATCTAGTTCTCTTTGTTTTAAAGCAACTAGAGGATCTTGCTGTTGACCCATTTGTTCAGATTGTGCAAGTTCCATAGTTAGTTCAGCTACTCTTTGCGCAATCATAGCAGATACTCTTAACTCAGCTGCTTCTGGATCACTTTGTAACATCTGTTGCATTTGTGGATCCTCTTGTATTAATGCACCTACTTCTCCTTGAGCTAACATTGAAACGTGCTGTGAGATATGAGCTTGTAAAGCTTGATAAACTTGTGGATTAATTTGTACCATTCTCGTAGACATAAAAGCTCTATGAGCTGTAATATGAGCTTGATGGTCTTGAGTTGGAAAAGCTATTAATGGTTTTTGGTATAATGCTTCCATGTTTTCTGTAGCCGGATCTTTTGGTGTAGGCTTCTCTTGAGGTATTAATAATTGATCTATATCTTGAGTTCCTAAAGCTTCATATACTCTTCGATATGCTTCTCTTAAATTATGCATCATTGGATTTGACATAGCAATTTTTAAATTCTCATTCGCCATTGTAACTCTTTGTGCCATACTCATAATATTAGGATCAGCAACTGGAATAACATCTACTCTGTCATCAAAATCTGATTGTTTTACTGCTTGGTCTGCGCCGTATACTGAATAAGGATAAATGGGTGGTAAGTACACTGCAAAAACTTTTGATAAAAGTCTAAACTCTCTTCTCATTGAATAGTAACATCTTTTGTGTATAGCGCTCATGACTCTCGAACCACGTTCTAATAATGAAACAGTTGTGCCCACAGCTCTATTTTGTAAATCATTACCAGTATCCATATTAGTAATTGCTGCAAACTTTTGTCCAGCTTGAACAACAAAACCCATTAACTGGTATAATGTAGCAGATGGTTCTTTAAATGGTAAAATTTGAAATTGATCTTTAATATTTCCACCGGGTGCATCTACATCTCTAAATTCTCCTGGTTGAAAAGGTTGATCATCGTCTCTAATTCTTATACCTCTAGATTTAAATCCAGCTGGTAAATTAGATAGTGTACCAGCATCAAGTAATTGTCTTAATGATTGTGTAGCAGTTCTAGATAAACCACCTATCATATGAGTTAAACCAAAACCATAAAATCCTAGTCCCGGTAAAAATTTAAAGTGAACAAAGTATTCTTTTCTTTTTTTAGTTTCATCATTCATATCGTAGTTACGATATATAGATAAAATCTTTCCAGAGCCTTCATCAATTGTAACAATGTATGGAACTTTAACTTCTTTAGATTTATCGTTGTATTCAAAATCTTCTAAATTACAATCAACATGCATTTCTAAAATTGAGAATGAAGTTTGTCTATCAGCTGCAGGAGTTACTCCTTCTAGCTCTTGATATTTTTTTTGAATTTCTGTAGGACCTGCTGCAGTTGGTTTTAATTCTACATCTCTATAAAACCCAGCTGCTTGTTTTTTAAGTATCTCGTTTTCCCCCATTTTAATAACATGAGTAATTCTTTCGCATTCCATTAAATCAGTTGCATAATAAGGTACAACTAAATCTTCAGCTGGAATAAATTTAGATACAGCTCTTTGCATTATTTCATCGTAATAAACTTTTTTAAAAGCTGATCCAGCAAGAGCAAGATAAAATAACAACTGATCAAACTCTGGAGTGTATTCTTCCATTTCTTCCATAATCATATAGTTCATGAAATCTTGAACACGTTGAGCTTGATTCATTTTTGCATTATCTTCTACACCTAGGACTCTTGTTTTTACTGGCCCATGGGAAGGTAATAATTCTTTATAAGCTTGTGCTTGAAATTGTGTAACTGCTTCAGATAAAAGTGGATGCGTAACAGATGCCGAACCTCTAAATGGTCTTGTCATTTCTCTTTGGTTTAAACCAAGGAGATCTAAATTATTTGTGTAAGATGTTTCCCAATCTTTTCTTGAGATTCTATCTTTTTTAAAATCGTCAAGCAATTGATTAGACATTCTCTGTAATACTTCATCAGACATATCTAAAGCTAAGTTGCTAAAGAATGCTTCAGTTTCATTTACAGTTTCTTCGACTGTCGTAGTCCCAGTATTTTCTGATTCTACTTCAACATCGATTTCTTCTGTCTGAGGAGTTTCTGTCTCCTCAACAATTGCTTTTTCGATTTCAGCCATTTAGAAAGTTTCTGTATATAATTTTCCGTTTAACTTAGTATTAACCATCACACCACCTCTAGCTTTTATTACACCACCAGAAGATTGATATCTAGCACTAAGTCCTTTTTTTGTACTTTTTTTAATTGCTGTCTCAGCTGCTTTATCAGATATTTGTGAGTTAGCCATTTTTTGCTTAATTGCTGCACTTCTTCTTCCGCCGCTGCCACCTGGTCTAACAGAAGTAATTGATTTGTAAGTAACTTTTCCACTATCAGAAACACTTTCTACTTTAGGATTCTTTCTAGCTAAATTTCTTGCTCTTTCTCCTCTACTAATATTTTCATTAACCTGTGGACCGTGGCCCGTCATTCTAGATTGAAAAGGTGATGATTTACTTGCTGGGGCTTTTCTATCCATTCCCATATTCTTAGATAGCATTCCCGGCTTGCTTGCTTTTCTTCTTGCAATAGCGCTTGCGCTATCTCCACCTCTTCCACTATCTACATTAGCAGCACCTCTGCCACCCATTAATTTACTTGCTCCGTAGATTGCTCCTGCTGCGACTGCAGCTTTCTTAAGTCTTTTTTTCCATTTTTTTCCCATTGGGTTCTCCTTTAATAATATATATATTTTCGTTCTTTCATACTTTTAACCTCATCCTCGTCAGAATAAGTTGTAACAAAAGAACCTTGTCGGTATCTTAACATAGCTTGAGTAGTGCTGTCCACATAATCATCATATTCTCCATGAGGAAAAGCTGCACATTCCTCTATTACTTCATGAGCCCAATGTTCGTCTCTAGGGTAGTAAACTTGTCCACTTTCAAAAATTGGAGAGCAAGCGTTGACCCGTGAGTGTTTGTCCTGTCCTCGTCCGGGAGTGTAATCCATAACAGGTATACCCATTTTACGAAATTCTTGTAATAAACTTTGTCCACTTGCTTTAGCTTCGATGATTACTGTTTCTGGTTGCCAGTATTTATATTGATCTAAAGCAACAGCTTTTAATTCTGGAAAATCATATTTACCTTTAATAGCATCTATTAACATAATTGCATCGGGCTCACCTTCGTGAGGCGTGAATATTCCCCATGTAGTAATAGCTGAGTAGTCGGCAGTTTCTTTTTTACTAAAAGCCGTGTCGTACGATTGTATAACATGTTTTAAAGTAGGAATATCCTCGGGCCACGGAACCCACCAATCTCTTTTTAAGATTGCTCCTTCTTCTGAAGTTGGATTCTGCATGTATTGTGCAGACCAATTCCTAATGGATATAGACGCTTTAACTTTTTCCAATTCATCTAAAGACCAATACTCTGGCCAAACCGGTACTGGGTTGTCTTCACCCATTAATGCAGGGAAAGAAATTTTTTCCCACTTGTCAGCTTTAGGTTCAGTCTCT